TTTCGTCAACCAACTTTTGCCACTCTTTATCTGTATTAATATTCTTAATTTTAAGAAATATTGTTTCTTCATCTTTTCTTTTACTCATAATTTTCTCCTTTATATTTCTGAATTAATTAATTTTTTAGTTTCGTGAAGTATTATTAAAGTTTCTTCAAAGTCAGTAGAGTTTTTTAGAAATTCTATTTTTCTGACAAGATGCGGTAAAAACCACCTTCTTTTTGCTCTAAATTCAACCTCTAGCAAAATATTGTCAATTAACCTCTGCACCTTTTCTATAAAAGGAATGTCTAGGCGTTCTTTTGCAATCAACCTAATCAAATCTATAAGTTCTTTAGCTAATTGGTCGTTGCTAATATTTTTTAAATGTGTAGTTCTCATAATTTTCTCCAAAAATTAATTATTAATATACCTATTAAATACTACTTTTACTATTTGTACAAGTACCAGAAGTATATATTTACAAATTAAATTACATCGTTAAGAATCATTAATACGGATTTTAAAGAAGCAGTGTATGACCTTAGAAAAAAATAAAGCCAACGGCAAATTTGATTTAGAAGATTTTAATTTTTTAAGTTTTTGTCGTGAAATTTATTACCTAAATTGTCGAGAGAGAAGATTCTTGCGAGAACAAGAATTAGATTTTGAAACTTACCTAAATGAAAACATTGAATTTTTAAAATCAACTTTCAATAAATTAATTAAGGAAAAAACGGAGTAAAAATGACAGACAATCCTTTTGTAGTAGATTCAGAAGATAGCCCATACTTAAAGCACGACTTTAAAGAAAAGGCTTTTTATCGTGGTAAAGAAGCAATAGACGTTTCACATTTTATGATTGACCCAGAAACAATGTTAATGGGCTTTGGTAAATATGATGCGGTCAATGGCTATCAATATAAATTTGCAGAAAATTTATTCAGTAAGGTTGAGAAACCAGACGAAGAATTTAAAAAAGCTTTTTCGGTTTGGGTCTTACCTAAATATATTAACGGTGATCAAAATGTAACGCACGCACCTTGTCTTTGGCAACGTCACAGTTACGGTGAATACACTGGTTTTCAACAAATTGGTAATTTGATCTGGGAAGGCTTAAAAACCAACGAAGGTAAATTACCAATTGTTAAATGGCTTGGTTCGGAAAGTATTTCAATTGGTATGGGTCAAACCGCAATACCGAAATTTGAATTAGCTGGCTGGCAACCAAGACCCGATAGTTTTGTTATTCCTAATTGGAGTAACACAGAAGGTGAGGAATCTAAATCCCCCGATTCTCCCACAGAATCTTTGCCTTCTGACCCGATAAGTTTAAATGATGAAATTCCTTTTTAAGACCATAGCAATATGGATATTGAATGGGAAAAAATCACCCCAGAGATAGCTGTATCTTTACTCGGTGAGCCAAGTAAAAAAGATGCTAATAACTATCGCTGGGGAAATAAACAATCTCTAAATTTAGACCTTTCTAAAGCTACCTTCTTTGACTTTGAAGCCAATGAAGGTGGTGGTCTTACTTGGCTGATCAAAAGACAAGGTTTAGATGTTAATGAAATATTAGCACCGTACAAAGTCAACGTGATCAACACCAATCAACCGCAACCCAAAGAACAAAAAAAACAATACAAAACATTTACCGATAAAGATATGTTTAACCTGAAAGAACAATCAGAAATATTCACCAGATATTCTGATAATTTTTGCGTGATGCGATTTAAACCCGAACATCATATTAAACAAAAATATGCACCCTTCTATCGTCAAAACAATCTCTGGGTTATGAAAAGACCCGAAGGCAAATTACCCATTTTTTGTACTAATAAAAACCCTGAAAACTATGTTGTCATTAACGAAGGTGAGAAAGCTTGTTTAGGTGCAGAAAGTATTTTTTCTGACGGTGATGTTGCTTGTTGGCATGGTGGTGTGGGTAATATCAAAAATTGTGATTGGACACCGCTAACCAATCGTAAAGTTATTATTTTTCCTGATAACGATGAGCAAGGTAAAAAGTGCGGTCAAGAATTAAAAGAATTATTAGAACCGATAACCAAAGAATGTATTGTCATTAAACCCCCTAGAGCCTTTCAAGATAAAGATGATTTATACGATGCCAAAATTAATGATTTCTTTAAAAGCTCGAATGAATTTTTAGATTATTGTTTAGCCAATGTTGTCAAAAATCGTGTCAGCTTTGAACTGTTACAAGTTAACCAAATATTAAAAGACATTAGACCGCCTGATTGGTTAGTCAAAAATATAGCTGAACGTGATTCTATAATTGGTTTGTTTGGTCAAGCCAAGTCAGGTAAATCGTTTGTGACTGTTGATTTAGCTTCAAACATTGCTTTAGGTCGTGACTGGCATGGTCACAAAACAAAAAAATCTTCGGTAATATATTTGGCTGGGGAAGGAAATAGAAACATATCTCGAAGGTTCAAATCGTGGGAAACCTTAAATGATCAACCTTTGGGTAATGCACCTTTATTAGTGTCTAATCGTGGTGCTAGATTATTAGACGATAAAGACCACCAATTATTAAAAGATCACATACACGAAGCAGAAGAATTACACGGTGAAGTTGGTTGTATTGTTGTTGATACTTTGCAACGTGCTTTTTCAGGTAATGAATCCAGCACTCAAGATATGTCGGAGTTTATCGAAAGAGTTGATGATCTTCGTAATACTTTTAATGCTTCAATAATATTAGTGCATCACACAGGGCATGGTTCTATGGATAGGGCTAGAGGTTCATCAGTATTACAAGCTTCCGTTGATTGGGAATATCGAGTCAAAAGAACAAACGTAGGCACAGATATGTTTGTCGAACTATCGCAAACATTAGTCAAAGACGGTGTCCCAATGAAGCCTAAAAACTTTAAATTTGTTGAACAGAAATTGTCATTTATTGACGATATGAGTTCTGGAGCTTTACAACTGATAGATGAAAGCGAACTACCCAAACCACAAAAGATAACCGAAAACGATCAAATAATTATCGATTGTATTGTTAATACTCAAAAACAATCAAGCGACCCTACTTCTATTTGGTTACGTCATACGGAAATAGTCGAAATGACTGGGTTGGATAAAAACGCTGTCAATCGAGCTTTGAAGAAACTACATACAAGCGATGTTTTGATCAAAGAAGAAAATAAAGGCTATCAATCTAAAGACTTAATAAACGAATTATTTTAATGACTAAGAAACGCAAGCAAGAAGAAATTGATGCTGAAAAAAGGTGGTTAAAAATGCTTTTTAGGTTCGTCAAGAAGGATAAAAAAGAAAATGAACAACAAGATTAAACGAAGCTTTGAATCAACTATACGTATGCCCTATCAAGACGGTATTTCTTTGTTGATGAAAACGATTGATTTTCACAATAAGGAAGCTATGACAGATTTTAGCAACTCTGAATTTCACAAGAATCAAGCTATGGTTTTGAAATTGTATTTGATCGATTTAAAAGAATTTATACAGAAAAATGAACAAGTAATAGGTAAAAACAATGATTAATATTTGGTTCGTTTTTGGTTCGGTTTTGGTTCGGTTTTTGATTGGTTGTTGTACAAAAGGCATCGTTTTTTGGTTCGGTTCTCTCTGTATTTGTAATACAGAGAACCAGAACCAACGAACCCAGAGAACCAACTGATTATGTATAACGAAACTGTTGATAACTTATTAGCGAAGCTAAAACAGGCTGAAACTAGCCTAACTACTGGGTTTGGAGTAGATAAGCCAGAAAAATTAGCCAGTATTTCATTCCAAAAAAGATTTATAAAAGCCCGAACCAAACTGAACCAAGAATTGATTTATGGCAAGAATCCAGCAATTACAAAGGCTGTAGAGGTGATGCTTCGTGGTTATGAAGCTTTAAAGCAAGAACTAGAAAAAAACAATATTAAAGCAATTCCTAAAGAAGCGTGGTTATTGACACATGAAAAAACCAATCAAGAAGTTTTGGTTTGTAAAACAAATGAACAAAAATTAAACGTCAAAAAACATTACGAAGATAAATACGTTATTTATTCAGCCGAAGAATTATTAAATTTAGTCGAGCAATCAATATTTGAATTCAAACAACAATTAACCCATGAAGGTTTAACTCCTTCAATAACAAAATATGAGGTAAAAAATGAGTCACCCAGTCAATGAATATTTAAAAGAAGTATGGTGGGAAGAAGCTAAACAATTGGGTCTTTCTGATCGAGAAGCAAAAAAATACGTTGAAGATAAATTTACTGAAGAATTATGAAGGTCGAAGAATTGTTAAAGCTCTTTGAAGATGAAAGTCTTGAAGCAAGATTGAAAAGAATTAAGTATCAAAAAACTAAAGTCAAAAAAGCTGGTTACTTGACAGAAGAAACATTAATAAAAATACAAAAAAATATAAAAAAGTGACTAAGAAAGTAATGACCATGAAAGAACACATGGAATTAGTAGCGGATTTACAAAAAAAACCAAAAACAAAAATTAAAAAACAAAAAAAGGAGTAAAAATGGACATAGATAAATTAATAGAAGAAAAAGGTAATGACTACGGGAAACCAGAATATTTCTTTTCCCAATTAGCTGAAGTCTGGTCAGCTATGACAGGTAAACATATTCGCCCGATTGAATGTGTTGCTATGATGATTGCCTTCAAAAATATTAGGTTGATTAACAATCCAGAGCTAGAAGATACTTATAAAGATTTATTGGGGTACTCGACAATAGCCGAAAATCTCAGTAAAAACTTATTACGTGACTAACAAAATATGTAGTTCGTGCAATCGCATACTAGAGCTTTCTAGTTTTGAAACCAGCACCAATAAAAAAGGCACGTTTACTAGAACGATATGTAGAACGTGCAATCAAGAAAAGCGTGAAGCTCATAACAGTAAAACGCCTTATAACTATTTAAATTATTTAACTACACAGCTTAAATCTACTAGACGTAATTCAGGGCTTGAATGGGATATCGACAGTGACTACATACATAGTATTTGGGACAAACAAAAAGGCAAATGCAATATCAGTGGTTTAAATATGACATGGTCTAAAGGCAATGGCGTTGTTAGATATTCTGCATCAATAGATCGTATGAACTCGAAGATAGGTTATGTCACAGGCAATATACAATTAGTTTGCTCAATGATTAACATAATGAAAAACAATCTATCCGATTCTGAATTGTATTGGTGGGCAAAATCTATTGTTGAAAATAAAGAAAAACACATAGAATCTTAGTTGTACATCTACCAGAAGTATCTATTGAACTGTGTACCTATCTCATTAATAATTCAAATGTATAAATAAATTTATACAAGAGCCTTAGTAACCAGCGTGACTTTCTCCAAAAATTCACTCTTCTTTTCTCCTGAATACTAAGGCTCACCAAAATTATTATGGCAAGAAAAATAGATAACCCACAGTACAGAGCCAGAGTAAAAGAAATGTGTGATCGTGGTCTATCATCACACGACATTAGTATGCGGTTAGATTGCCACCCTTCTAGTGTTCGTAAGTGGGCTAAAGAATTTGGTTTTGAATTAAAAGCAAAAAGCTGTTGGCGTAACTATGGAAATAAATCTAAAGTCTAATATCAAGGAGCTAACTAAAAAATTAGACAGAGTTCAAAAAAAACAAATACCTTTTGCTACCAGTAAAGCTGTTAACTTATCAGGCGTTAAAGTTTTATCAGCAATGAATTCACAAGCCAAAACAAAATTTGAAGGTGGTGCAACTGCATCTACCTTGCGAGCATTTAAAATACCTAAAGGTCTAAAAGGTAAAAGACACAATATAGAATTTAGTGATAAGAACGATTTATCTATGACAATCAAGATGCCTAATTGGGCAGAAGAATATTTACAATGGCAAGTGTTCGGTGGTGTTAAAGCTGAGTCAAAGAAACAAGCAGTACCAACTCACAACAAAAGATTAAATAAGTTTGGAAACATAGCTGGTCGTAAGTCTGGTTTAGTAAAAGGCAATAAACAATTCATTGCAACTATCAAGGGTATTACTGGTGTATGGCAACGCTACGGTAAAGGTGGCAGACAAGTTAAGTTGCTCATAGCATTTGAAGATGATGTAGCCTACAAACCTAAGTACCCTTTCTTCAAGATTGGAACTTTTGTTTTTAATTCACAGTTTCCAAAACTATTTCGTAAAGAGTTATCCAATGCTATTAAAACCGCAAAGTAGTTGTTTGTCAGACACTAGGTTCTTTCTGACCAAAATACTACGGGTGATTTATAGG